TCAAGATGTTCGTTACGCCATTGACGATTCAAAGCTCAAAGGTTTGGGTTGGCAATGTCAAGCAAACTTTGACACAGAGCTAGAAAAAGTTGTAAAATACTACACTGAAAATTTTATATGGTGAATCATGGGAACATATTACAAAAACGTCGAGCCTTGGATTGAAAAAATTGATTCGGGAGTGTGGGTAGAGATAGGTGTGAACCGCGGCGAAGGCAGCACTCAATGGTTTTCCGACAAGGCAAAAACTCACAACAGCGAGTTTCACGGCGTGGACATGGATCCCGAACAGATTCAGAAAGCCAAACAAAATCTTTCTAGCAAAACTGCAACCATCGACACTGCTGGAAACATTGTTATGCAGTATGGCGATTTGCCCGATCATATCAACTTGGCAACTGACCGAGGCGAAGACTTTTTGTTAAAGTTTCATCAACAAAATCCCGATAAAAAAGTCAGTTTGGCCTACCTTGACAATTTTGATTGGGACTACTGGCTGGGACGACAAGAAGAAGCGTTTGTTGCCGGAGTCAAACAAAACTACATCAATAAAATGGGTGTCGAAATGACTAACATCAACAGTCAGCTCACGCACCTGCTACAGGCTATTAGACTGATACCAATGATGTCAGAAAACAGTGTGATCATCTGTGACGACACCTGGGGCATGGCCGAAGAAGGAATCTTCAGTGGCAAATGTTCTGCAGCCATTCCGTTCTTGATGTTGCAAGGCTACCAACTGTTGCACCACGAAGGTTATCGACAAAACAGCGGTGCCATTCTAGGAAGATTCAATCAATGACAGTTAAAAATTACATTGTGTCGGCAGTGCGTCCCATACGCAATGGCTGGCACCTGGAAAAGAATCAGGATCTTTACCAAAACTATGCTAAGATGTATAGCTACAGTCTGGCCAGCTTTAAGAAGTTTGTGGAAGAACCATTTGAAGCCATTTGCTTCACTGACGCAGTAGACGACAACGATAACTACACGCTGGAAAATTGGAAGGCCATCAAGCAACTGTGGCACAGTGAACCTTGCAACATTTTCTGGGCAGGGGCAGATACCTTTATGACACAGCCCACAAGTTTGTTTGGTGATCGTTTTCAAGAATATCGTTTGTTCAACTACACAGATCCTCGAAGTCATAGAGAATTTGAACATCATTTCAATGATGATGTGCAATACTATCCGCATACCATGAAACAAGAAACATGGGAACTGGGAGAAAAGTATTGGGAACAACGTGAAGGACACCCTGATAGGTATTGGGGATTTGATCAACTGCGTCACAATACGATGTTTTGGTCACAGGACATTCCGTCTGAAGATCGACTACAACCGCATATGAATTACATGTGCCATCGAGTTCGTGGGTTCGATCCTGCGTCTCTGGCCTGGGCCAATGATTGGAACCAGTGCCCTTTGCAGAACGCACATATTCTACATTTCTGTGCCAGTAGAGGAAGCAGTGATGTAATCAATATGATGAAATTTTTGTGTGACAACTTAGGCATTTCTTATGAATGAAATTTTAGAACTTGTTAAAAAATACATTGACGAAAAACAAGCAGCCAAGACCTGGACTGCTGGTAAAGATTTTGTAAACTATGCTGGTGCTTACTACGACAGCAACGAGTTTGTGGCTGGAGTAGAAAGTTTACTGCAGGGCTGGCTGGCCATGGGCAATGCTGGATTAAAATTTGAACGAGAGTTCCCCAAATACTTTGGAAAAACACACGGCATTGTTACCAACTCTGGATCATCCAGCAACTTGTTGATGATGTCGGCGTTGACCAGCAAGCGTGGACACAACTTGCCCAAAGGCACCAAAGTTCTAATGCCTATTGCAGGATTTCCTACCACACTGAATCCCACACTGCAAGTTGGGTTCGAGCCTGTGTTTGTAGACATTGAACTAGATACATTGAATCTTGATCTCGACCAAGTTGAGCAAGCATTGAAACAACATCCCGACATTCGTGTGATTACGTTTGCTCACGTGCTGGGTAATCCTCCCAACATGGATAGACTCATGGATCTGGTCAAAAAGCACGACCTTATCTTGTTAGAGGACTGCTGTGACGCCTTGGGATCAACCTACGGCGATCGACCCTTGGGCAGTTTTGGTCTGATGTCATCATGTAGTTTTTATCCCGCACATCACATGACCATGGGCGAAGGTGGTTATGTTGCCACCAACGATGCCAACACAGATGTTATTCTACGTAGTTTTCGCGAGTGGGGTCGAGGCTGCTACTGTGTTGGACCCGATGCCAACAAACTTAAATGCGGAACCTGTGGCAAACGATTCAACAACTGGATTCCCACTCTGCCCGATGAAATATTTGATCACAAATATGTCTACGACGAAATAGGTTACAACCTCAAACCTATCGAACTACAGTGTGCCATGGGTCTGGAACAGTTGAAAAAACTGCCCGACATTCATCGTCTGCGCCGACGCAATTACGCTCTGTTGTTTGACATCTACAGCAAACACGAAGACTTCTTCTACTTGCCTAGACCGCAGGCCAAGGCACATCCCAGCTGGTTTGCTTTCCCAATTACCATTCGACACAATGCACCATTTACACGAAACGATATTGTGGATTATCTTGAGGAAAATCTCATACAGACTCGTCCTTATTTTGCTGGCAATATTATGTTACAGCCTGCTTATAGTCATCTCATGAATCCTGAGGATGCCAAGAACAACTATCCCAATGCCACGCATGCAATGACACACACATTTTTTCACGGAACCAGTCCTGTGATTACCCCCGAGCAAATTGCTTACATTGGCCAAGTGGTCGATGGGTTTATGAGTTTATATCGTTAAGGAGAAGATCATGAAAGGCAGCGAATACGTAGCCAAGTTTTTAAAGGCCATTGGTGCCAACAAAGTTTTTCAAGTTCAAGGCGGCGCCATTAGTTTCATGGTGGATGCTGTTGCACTAGAAGAAGGCATGGAAGTAATTTGCTTCCAGCACGAACAAGCAGCGGCCATGGCAGCTGATGCACTGTGGAGAACCAATGGGCAGTTGGGTGTAAGCATGGCTACATCGGGTCCCGGTGCTTCAAACTTGATCACTGGTATCGCCTGCGGCTACTATGATAGTATCCCCAGTTTGCATATCGCAGGACAAGTAAACTACGAAGAGCAAAAACTCTATCGTGGTGCTGCTGTGCGTCAAGCTGGTTTCCAACAAATGGATATTGTGAGCATGGTCAAGCCCATTTGCAAATATGCTGTGAATGTCACAACGCATGACGAAATGCGTCAGGAACTCAAACGCTGTGTAGAAGAGGCTTATTCGGGACGCATGGGACCAGTGTTGATTGACATTCCCATGAACTTGCAAAATGCACACATGGAAGATAGCACCATGTTATTGCCCGACGCAGCAAAATGGGCTGCTGTTGACACTGGCATAAAAGCCGATGCTGCAGGCAAACTGGTTCAACAATTCCTGGGCGGCGCACAACGTCCCTTGATTGTGTTTGGTGCAGGAGTTGGTCTCGCTGGACAGCATCAAGAGCTTGAACGTTGGTTAGGTTCCAATAAAATTCCTTTTGTTGCCACCTGGGCTGCATTGAATTACTTCAATCACGAAGCACTCAACTACATTGGTCACTTTGGTGTGTATGGCAACCGCGGAGGCAATGCTGCAATTCAAAACGCCGATAGAATTCTTGTGTTAGGTTCGCGCTTGGACAATCGTCAACGCTCGGGAAATCCAGCCAACTTTGCACCCAATGCCAAAATTCTGTGTGTGGACATTGACACAGCAGAACTAGAAAAATTAGATCCCACAAACTATCTAGGTTTACACTTTGACCTGCGCAATCTTTCGAAAATGTTACGCGGAATTGAAAAGCCCAAGTTTGATCCTGAATGGAGCAAGTATTGTCAAAGTCTCAAGGCCAAATATTTCAACAAAGATACCAGTGCGTTCAGTAAACAAAACGGAACAATGAGTCCATATTTGGCCGTTGAAAAACTACAACAGGCTGCTGAACCCACAGCAGTAATTACCACAGATGCTGGTGCCAACCATTGCTGGGTATATCAAACATTTTACCGAGATCAAGATCAGTTGTTGATGACTAGCTCGGGTCACTATGCCATGGGCTACGCATTGCCTGCGTCAATTGGTGCTGCATTGGTTGAGCCCGAGCGTCAGCACATTTGCTGCAACGGCGACGGTGGTATTCAGATGAACCTGCAAGAACTGCAAACTGTAAAACAGTATGATCTAGACATCAAGGTTGTGGTGTTCAACAATCATCGACTGGGCATGATCTGTCAATTCCAGGATACTTACATGGATGGTCGTCATGCTGCCACAGAGAATGGCCCTGGACAACCAGACTTTGCCAAGATTGCAGCAGCATTCGACTTTGATTATCGACGAGTTACCAAACTAGATCAGATCACTGCCGAATTGTTGGCACCGGGTCGTAGAATCATTGAGATTGCAATTCATCCTGGCACACAGATTGAACCCAAACTGGAAAAGGGTCGTCCCATCAATGATCAAACACCATTGATCAATGATCAGCAGTTTGCCGCAGACAATCCTTATTTTAGCTACGAAAGAATTCGTTGAAAATATTGATAACTGGAGCTGGCGGTTTTCTTGGTCAGCTGCTGGTCAAGAATTTAAGTCACCACGACACACACGCCGTCACAAGACAGCAGTTAAATTTGGCTGATGCCACATCGGTGTCTCAGCACTTTGCTGTGTCAAAGTATGATGTTGTGTTGCACTGTGGGGCAGCAGGACGTAACACACCCACTGCTGAAGATTGGAATATTGTCAGCAACAATCTTGCTTCGGTGTTGAATTTGATGACACACCGTCATTGCTTTGACAAACTGATCAATATTGGCACTGGTGCCGAGTTTGACATCAGCAAAGACATCAACAATGTTCAGGAATCGGAAATTTTTGATCACAATCCCAAGCACAGTTATGGATTGAGTAAAAACATTGTTGCTAGATATCTTACCGAGCAACCAAACTGTTTTACTCTACGCCTGTTTGGATGTTTTGACAGCAGCGAAGATGATCGTAGATTGCTCAAAAAATTTCACAGTGTGGTTGCAGACGGCAATCAATTTGAGCTTCAGGATCGAAATTTTGATATGATCAGTGCAGATGATTTTGTAACCATTGTTGATGCTGTTCTAAATAACACTATACAACACCAAAGTATCAACTGTGTGTATGCCCAAAAACATAGACTTAGCGAAATTTTGAGTGTATACTGTGATAAACATGGACTAGATAAATCCTTGATCAATGTTGCAGGACAAGGATTGAACTACACAGGTGATGGTAACGTATTGGATCAATACAAACTCAATCTACTTGGTTTAGAGAAATCGTTGGCAAATTATGAATTCAAAAGAACATGAAGTAATGAACATTCTGTCCGAAGAGTGTGCTGAAGTTATTCAAGCTATCAGCAAATGTCATAGATTCGGAATGGACAATTACAAGCCCGGCAAGCCAAAAACCAATAGACAACACATGGCCGAAGAACTGGGCGATCTGCAAGCCATGATTGACCTGTGCACTGGTTATGGCCTAGTTGATCGGGAAGAAGTTCTGGCAGCAGCCAGCAATAAGATTGCCAAACTAAAAAAATGGTCAAACATTTTCGAGGATGTAAATGAAACTCAAAGTCAGTGAAATATTTTACTCTGCTCAGGGCGAAGGACGCTTTGTTGGAGTTCCTAGTGTGTTCCTACGCACATTCGGATGTAACTTTACGTGTTCGGGCTTTGGTTGCGGCCCTGGCGAAAAATCCACAGAAGCCGATGAGGTGGCAAAAAATGTTCATCTCTATAAAGACTTTAATAGCCTACCGCTGGTTAACACTGGATGCGATAGCTATGCATCGTGGCATCCTGCATTCAAAGAACTGAGTCCCAGTTACGAAACGTCGGAAGTGATTGATCGCATGTTGGCATTGACGCCCAATCAACACTGGACACAAAACAACGGCAACGACGTGCATCTTGTGATCACCGGCGGTGAACCCTTGCTGGGTTGGCAACGTGTGTATGAAGATCTCATCAGTGATCCTCGCATGCGTGATCTGCGCAATATCACATTTGAAACCAATGGCACACAGAAACTACAGCCCAGATTCCGTGACTTCTTGCAGGCATGGCAACAGCCTGCATTGGGCGCTAATCAATCACAGTTTGTGACGTTCAGTGTCAGTGCAAAACTTAGTGCTTCAGGAGAGAAATGGGAAGAAGCCATTCGTCCTGAGATTGTGGCCAGCTATCAAGAACTGGGTTTTACTTACTTGAAGTTTGTGGTAGAAACTGACGAACACTTTGCCGAAGTGGATCGAGCGGTAAAAGAATTCCGAGATGGTGGATTCCGTGGTGTGGTATATGTGATGCCACAGGGCGGTGTTGTTATGCCATATGAAAAGAATCGTGTGCGAGTAGCTGACTGGGCATGCAGCCAAGGCTATTACTACAGCCCACGACTGCACGTGGACCTCTGGGGCAATGGCTGGGGCAAATAAATGAAATTACATGCACAGATTACAAAATGGATTAAAACTTATGCCAAAGCAAATAAAATTTCTGCTTTGGTAGTGGGTATCTCGGGAGGTATTGACAGTTCAGTTGTGAGTGCTCTATGTGCACGAACCGGACTCAAGACCATTGTGGTTCAAATGCCCATTAGACAAAACAAAAAGCTGGACAATCGTAGTAGCATGCAGGCCACTTGGCTGCTGGAGCACCATCCCGACAACGTGGTGCACATGAGCATGGATCTAACTCCAGTGTTCTCTGCGTTCGAAAAGAAAGTGGATTCTTTTTGCAATGTCGAAGACGATACCTACGATACCTACAAGCTGGCGTCAGCTAACAGTCGCAGTCGCCTGCGCATGATGACGCTGTATCAAATTGCACAATGCCACGGCGGCATTGTTGTAGGCACAGGCAACAAGGTCGAAGATTTTGGTGTAGGCTTCTTTACCAAATACGGCGATGGTGGTGTGGATATCAGTCCAATTGGCGATTGCCTCAAGACCGAAGTTTGGGACATGGGTTGTGAGCTGGGTCTGCCACAAGAGATCATTGATGCACCGCCCACCGACGGACTTTGGGACGATGGTCGCACAGATGAAGATCAGCTGGGCATGAGCTATCCCGAACTGGAACGTGCCATGGAAAATGATCGCGTGGAGAGTCAGTGTGTTTATGATACACTTCCGCTACAATTGGACAAAACAGAGCGTGCTCAGTTAAAGAAGTATCGAGAAATTCGGCAGCGAAACATGCACAAAATGCTGCCGATTCCTGTGTTCAAACGTTGAGTCAAGGATAGATTATGGGATTGTTAGATCGTTGGTTAAAACCCAAAAAGCGCACTCAGAAAGAAGAGCCCAAAGACAATGTGGCACCAATCAAACGGGCACTGCAACCGCAAAAGACTGCCAAGGAATTGGCCGACGAGCGCGGCGAACCTTACATAAATGTTGTGAGCATGGAACTTGATCCCAACAACCTACATCAAGGTGCGTTTGAACTGGATTGGAATGACAAGTTTGTGGCCAATCTAGTTCGTGCTGGTTATCAAATGAAACCCGATGACACCGATGCAGACATCGTGGATCGCTGGTTCCAAAATGTTTGTCGCCATGTGGTAATGGAAACCTGGGAACAAGAAGAAGCCATGCGCAAGAGTGGCATCTATGTCAAGACCACAGATCTAGGCAACGGTCGCAAAGAAGTCAGTTAATGATTCTGTATGTAAATGGCGATAGCCATGCTGCCGCCGCCGAAGCGGTAAACTCCTATGCATTTGCCGAAGACGATTCTACGTTGTTCTACATGGGTCGTGTGCCTCATCCTGCCAACTTGGCAGTGAGTTGGGGCAAGATGCTGAGTCTGGATCTCAAAACCAGTTTTCATTGCGGAGCCGAAAGTGCCAGCTCAAATCACAGAATTTTGAGAACTGCACGAGATTGGTTGGCCCAACCACGTAACCAGGATGTGTTGGTTGTGATACAATGGAGCACTTGGGAACGAGAAGAATGGCTGCACAATGGTGTTTACTATCAAGTCAATGCATCCGGGATTGACCATGTGCCCGATGCATTAAAACAAAAGTATAAAGAATTTGTGGCTAGTGTGGATTGGAAAAAATGCACTGAATATTGGCACAACGAAATTTGGGAATTTCATCAACAACTCAAGTCCCAAAATATACCACATGTGTTTTTCAATGGCAACAACAGTTTTGAATCGATAACAGATCAACGAGATTGGGATAACAGTTATATTGATCCATACAGCGCCAAAGGCACATATTCTGCTGTGCTAGAGCAAAAAGGTTATTTTACTGTGTCGCCCGAATCTTACCATTTTGGTGATGATGCCCATAGATTCTGGGCAAATTATGTGCTACAATATATCATTCGTAACCAAATAATCTAAGGCTCTTATGCGATATGTGTTGATTGACACCAGCAATATGTTCTTTCGTGCACGACACCAGACTCATCGTGCCAGCGATACCTGGACCAAACTGGGGTTTGCATTGCATCTCACTATCATGAGTGCCAACAAGGTTGCTCGCAAGTTTGATGCTGATCACATTGTTTTTGCCCTGGAAGGACGTAGCTGGCGCAAAGATCACTACAAACCCTACAAAGCAAACCGTGCCGAAGCACGACAAGCTCTCAGTGACGTCGAAGCTGAAGAAGACAAAATGTTCTGGGAAACCTATGATAATCTGACTAAATACTTGTCTACTAAAACCAACTGTAGCGTTGTTCGCTGTGCCACCGCAGAAGCAGATGACGTTATTGCTCGTTGGATTGCCTTACACCCTCAAGACGAACACGTTATTGTTAGCTCAGATTCAGACTTTGTGCAATTGGTTGCACCCAATGTCCGTCTCTACAATGGCATCAATGACTATTTGTTCACAGTCAACGGGGTTGAGGACGACAAAGGAAAATCATTGAGTTTTGTGGTCAAAAGCGACAGTAAGATCAAGGTCGGCAAACATGATCCTGCGTTTGTAGCACCTGTGGATTATCAAAAGTGGGCACTGTTTTTGAAGTGTGTTCGGGGCGATGCCGGCGATAATGTATTTTCGGCTTATCCCGGTGCACCAATCAAGGGCAGTAAAAACAGAGTTGGATTGACCGAGGCGTTTGAAGATCGTGACAAAAAAGGCTATAACTGGAACAATCTCATGCTGCAACGATGGGTGGATCACGAACAACAAGAACACAAAGTTCTTGTTGACTACGAACGAAATCGCAT